AGAATAGAACCCTATCTTTGCATCATCCATCTTATTCATCTATCTTTTCTCCATTGGTTGGATTCTTTGAAAGTTCACTCATTGCTGAAGTAATACAAGAGATGAAGTCATAAGCCGCCTCCTCTCCTTTTGTGCTAAATATCTTATTAAGTATCTTAATGATTAATTCAAACTCAAAAAAATATACCCCGAACCTCTCCAGGAGAAACTCATCATCATCTTCTTGTAAATCAAAGTCGTTCATTTATTCACCTTAATCAGCCAAGTTATCTGTATCAAAATCCCTTGGACTCTGCATCTGTAAACAAACCTCATACTTATCCGATATGTACTTTATGGTCTCATTGGCATGATTTAATTTCTGATTCATAAGAAAGCCCAAGAAAATAGGGATAATGAAAAGAAAGACAGATAATAGGAATGTACGAAATTGCATAATATGTCCTTATTTTGTCATGAGAGTCATATTATACCAGGTAACAATATTTAAGCTAGTATTATCAGTGGTAATAATTTTGTTGACTTTTGATTTTTATGCCATAATGAATCACATTTAATAAGGGAGAAAAGTATGGCAGGTAGACCTACACTTTGTGAGTCGCCTTATACGGATAGGATATTAGAGGCTATAAATGAAGGATTACCCCAAAACTTGGCGATAGATTATTCTGGTGCAGGAAGGTCTACAGTGCTTCATTGGTTAGCTCAAGGACGTAAAGATCAAGAAGCAGGATTGGACACAGTATACGCAGATTTCCAAGACCGTGTAAAAAAAGCACGCACAAAAGTGGCCCTAACAACGATTAAAGAACTTAAAGACAAAGCCTCAAAAACTAATGCATGGCAAGCAGATGCTTGGATTTTAGAGCGTATGTATCCTCGAGAATTTGGCAAAGACTCAGAAGAGCTGAATAGATTATCTAAAGAAATAGAAGAAATCAAAGAACTGTTGAAGGAGAAGAATAGTGGCTAAGTGGATTAAATCAGCTATCAAACATCCCGGTAAATTACATAAAGAATTAGGCATCCCACAGGGCAAGAAGATTCCTAACAAAATGCTAGAGAAAGCCACTAAATCTAAAAACCCCACGCTTCGTAAAGAAGCCAATCTTGCACGCACTTTAAAGAGAATCAACAAAAGAAAGTAAATGAAATGTCCTAAATGCCAGGCTAACAGAACTAAAATATTAAAAAGTAGGCTATCGGCAACTTCCGCCAGACTTCGTAGAAGAAAATGCTACAAATGCACATTCACCTTTACCACAAGAGAGCTAGAGTTTATCCCAAGACGTGGCAAGAGCCAGAACTGCCAATGCAATGTGTGTGCTACTCATGTCTAGGTCACTATCAGACTTAAGAAAAGAAATAGAAACCATCAAAGAATCTTTGCTTCGCGTTAATGACCAACATCTTACTCACAAAGAGGGATTTGGATTAGAGATAAAATCCTCTCCTCAAAACAAGATTTATATGCCAACTCCAACAGGTCATGCATTCCACGCTAATGATGAGTTCGTGAAGATGATTGTAGGCCCCTATGGTAGCGGTAAATCAACGATGTGCTGTCAAGAGATAGTGATGCGTGCATGTGCTATGCCTTACTGGAAGGGAAATCGTAGGCGTTCTAAATGGGCATTAGTGAGAAATACATCTGGCGAACTTGAGTCTACGACACTTCAAACTTGGCTGAGTTGGTTTGGCGAGATGGGAGATGTAGTTAAGAGAAAGAAGCCTATCATGATTTATGAGCATACCTTTAATGATGGCGAAGGCATTGTAGAGCTTGAGTTGATATTCTTAGCACTTGATAGAGAAGATGACCTTCGAAAGATTAGGTCACTCGAGTTAACTGGATGCTACATCAATGAGCTCTCTGAGGTGCCACAAGGCGCATTATCTCACTTCAAAGGTCGTATTGGCCGGTACCCCTCTAAGGCATTCTGTAAAGATCCCTATTGGTCTGGAATCATTGCTGATAGTAACCCAACAGACCATGACCACTGGCTTTACAAGGGCTTTGAAGAGAAGTCTCAACCAGGGCATCAGATATTTCATCAGCCTCCAGGGCTTTTGAAAGATGATAATGATGCCTGGGTTAGGAATCCTGATGCTGATAATGCGAACAATCTTCCTAATGATTACTATGTGAGGATGTCTCAGGGTCAAACCCAGGACTTTATCAAAGTGTTCTGTCTAGGGGAGTATGGGTCTGTCGGGTTTGGGAAGAAGGTGTATCCTGAATATAATGACGACCTACATTCTGTCGAATACATAGAGCCAGACCATATGTCTCCAATTCATCTTGGATGGGACTTTGGTCTGACACCAGCCTGTGTGGTTGTTCAGTTTACTTCCCGCGGACAGTTCAAAATCGTAAAAGAATACACAGCCGAAGATATGGGCATTAAGACATTCGCTGAAAGCATTGTACTCCCTGGACTACAAAGTGACTTCAGGGGTTGCAAGATTGGGGTGAGTGTAGCGGACCCAGCTGGCCTTCAAAGAGACCAAATCATGGAAGAGTTGAGCGCCATAGGCGTACTGAATACCCTAGGTATCGTCACTCAAGGGGCCAGGACTAATGACATTGAGCCCAGGATTGGTTCTGTCAGGTATTTTATGAATATGTTAGTGGATGGGAGGCCTGCTTTCCTTGTATCAAGGAAGGGGGCTCCATTGACACGTAGAGGGTTTGTTAAAGATTACTGTTACAAGCGCGTGAATGTTCCTGGGGAAGAGAGATATAGAGATACGCCAGATAAGAACATGGCTTCTCATCCTCAGGATGCCATTCAGTATATTGCGCTGGAGTTTGCGGCCGACAGGATAAGCGAAGAAAAAAGACCAAAAAGCACTGTTAATATGTTTAACCCAACATTTAGGTATTTGTGATGAAATATAATAAAAATGTACTCGATGAAGAATTAATTGCTGAAATGGAAGAAAGACGCCTAGAAGGTTTAATGGATGAAGGGATTGATGAGGGAAACATCATTGATCTGGCAGTCAAGAACAGAGGCCTTTGGACTAACTTCTTTAACGAAAATGATACCAGAGGCAAACAAGACCAAGAATTCTTAATCAGAGACCAATGGACAGCCATTGAGAAGGGTGAATTCACCAGACTTTTTAAACCAGCCCTCGTATTTAACAAGCTCTATGACTCCGTCAAGAAGGTTTCAGCTGAACAACGTAAGAACAAGCCTGACTTAGAGGTGAGGTCATTGGACGGATTGGCTTCTCAAGATGAGGTGACGCTTAGAGAGAATCTTGTTAGGACTATTTCCTATCATTCTCAAAACGATCTCATTTACCAAACCGCCTACGATAGCGCACTTACCCGTGGTTGGGGTGCATTCCAAGTGGCCACAGATTATGCAAATTCAAATAGCTTTGACTTAATCATTAAGTACATCTGCATTAACGATCCAACACGCGTGTTCTTTGACCCCAAAGCCCTTCTTCCCCACAAAGGAGACGGCAACTATTGCGGTAAAACCTTCGATATGTACATAGACGAATTCGAAGCCACTTACCCATATATCAAGAACCCCGTCTCATTCAGTGACTCCAGAACCCTCCTAGACTTCCAATGGGAAACCAAAGATACCATCACTATCTGCGACTTCTTCCAGAAAGAATGGTTCTCTAAAATCATCTATCTCCTCGATGACGGCCGCTCAGTCACCGAAGATGAATGGGAAGACATGAAGGCCGAAATCAAGAATGCTAGAAAGATGATTGAGGAAGAAGGCAGCGAAATAGAAGAACTAATCTTAAAGGAGCTCCCTAAGATTGTGAGAGAAAGACAATCAGAGGACTACAGAATAGTTCACTATCGACTTCTTCAGAACTGCATTATCGATTTCTCTATTTGGCCATCTAAACATCTTCCAATAATTTATGTCGACGGTGACTCAAGATGGATTGATGGCCTCCAATACACGCGCTCATTCATATATGACGCAAAGGATGCTCAAAGATTCCTAAACTACGTGGGCTCTGAGATTGCAGCAGAAATAAAGAACAGAAGACGAGAGCAATGGCTTGTGACCCCAGACAACATCAAAGGGCAAGAGCAACAATGGAGGAATCCTGAGCTTCAGCAAGGGGCTTTGGTCGCCAATCCTGACTTGAAGACAGGTATGATGCCAATGAAACAGAACCCTTCAGAGGTTCCACAGTCTCTTCTTATGCAATACCAAAGAGCCACCATGGATATTCATGAGATTCTAGGATTCTCAGAGGCTAATCTTGGCTTCCAAAGCAATGAACAAAGCGGTGTAGCCATAGATAGTAGGTCACGACAAGGCTCATTAAGCGCCTTCGTATTCAAAGATAACCTTGATATCGCTATTGCTCAGTCTGGCCGCGTGGTGCTTGATTTACTCCCCGTGGTCTATGACACAGAAAGAGATGTTGTGCTCTCAACTGCTGACGGCAAGACAAGAAACGTGACTCTTAATAAGACTAGACCTGATGGAAGTGTTTTAAACGGTTTCTCTAAGGGTAACTTTGATATTGAGATAAAGTCTGGGCCTTCGTTTATGGTTCAAAAGTCAGAGTCGCTTACTTTCTTCTTAAAGATGGCAACCGCTTTCCCTCAAACATTCCCATTGGTTGCAGACCTTATTGCTAGAAACGTTGACCTTGAGTACTCACAACAACTCTACGAACGTCTTCAAACACTAGTGCCCCCAGAGATATTAGCCAAAGAAGAAGGTAAAGAGCCGCCTCCAGAGCAACCCAATATGCAGGTGATGCTCGCCATGCAAGCCATGAAGGAAAAAGAGCATGAGCTTCAAA